ATTATGCGCCGAGGGGCGAAGGGGGGAAATATAGCAGTTTACACAGCTACAATAAGAATCCAAGATATAGTAGATATTCAAAATAGACTACAAGATATTGGGTCGACACAAGATGTAGTACCTATATACCTAAGGATATACAAGATGAAGGGCCGAGGGGTGAAAGGGCGAGGTAAAATACAAGATACAGTAGTAGATATAGATATATACTACAAGATAGAGTGGTATAATAAAAGGTCGACAAGATATAGGATAGATATATGTCTATATACACAAGATATAGGGTTGAACAGCGAAGGCGGAAGGGGTGAGCGGGTGGGTAGAAGAACTAAACCACAAGATATAGTAAGATATAAAACATAAAAGAAAGAATAGATACAAGATGTAGTAGAGATATATAGGTATACGAGATGGTGTGTATGTAACTGAGGAAGAGACACGAGATATTGTGGTTAGATGAGGAGTGAGGGATATGGGTTATTTTATGGTGAGAACAGCGGAAGAACGTGTCCATGCGATTATATAGACCACCAGCCAAACGTGCGAGAGACGCCAAATCTCACGGTTACAGCGGTAAGATATGCGGTGGGTACGAAATGCAAGTGCATTTTACAGCAAACATGGGTCAAAATGCACGTTTTCCACCCGTTTTCTACTGCATTTTTCCACCAGTTAGGGCTCCATAACCCCACCCCGGGCCCGGTTTTAGGCGGTTAGGGCTCATTCAGGACGCTCTCGCTACCCTCTCATTCATAAAGGTCGACCTAAAATTTTTCTCTCTCGTATATGCCTGGGTCAAAATGTCTCGTGGGTCTAAATACCATGAATCGGTGGGTCTCATAGAGCCAAGCCACAATCGAGCCAAGCCCGCCGCTTCTCCCGTGTCTATTCTCTATATAGGAGAAATACACACTTTTGAATATATCGGCCCAAATACATCGATATTCAGCCCTTTACTATCTATCATATCCGTGCTATACTGTATTCAACACCATATTTTAGGGAGGCATTTATTATGTCGAACAGAAATTTGCGTCGAATTCATACTACTGTATCTGCTCAGACATTATTTCATCTCGAAAACATGAGGAAATTTAGCGGGTACAAAGATATCGGTCAAGTAATCGATAAACTCGTACGAGAAAAACGTATTTCTCAGTCGATGTATATTCAGGAGGTCAACAATGACAACTCAAATAAACATCGCTAAAGAAGTAGGTCGAGGGTACGGTCAATTCTGGCGGTGTAAAAAGAGATATCGAATCGTAAAGGGCGGTCGAGGAAGTAAAAAAAGCTGTACCATGGCTCTTTGGCTCATTATCAACATGATGAAAATGCCTCTTGCAAATGCTGTCGTTATTCGTCGATATTTCAATACTCATAGAGACTCTACATTTGCTCAGCTCAAGTGGGCAATAAATAAGCTCGGCGTCAAAACATTGTGGAAACCTACAATGAACCCTCTGGAGCTTACCTACCTACCCACGGGCCAGAAGATTCTGTTTAGAGGATTCGATGACCCTCAGAGTATCACTTCTATTACAGTTGAAGTCGGCCACCTGTGCTGGGTGTGGATTGAAGAGGCTTTCCAAATTTCAGATGAAGAAGAGTTCAATAAGCTCGACCTTTCTATTCGTGGCCAGCTACCTGAGGGATACTTCAAGCAGATTACAATGACCTTCAACCCATGGTCTGAAAACATCTGGATTAAGAAAAGGTTCTTCGATGCTTATGACCGAGGCGAACGAGACGACTTATTCTGCGATACAACCAACTATCTGTGCAATGAGTTTCTAGACGCCGCGGACATCGCCGTATTCGATAAGATGAAAGAAAAGAACCCTCGTCGTTACCAGATTGAGGGTTTGGGCGACTGGGGTGTTGCAGAGGGCCTTGTCTACAATAACTGGGAAGAGCTTGAGTTTGATGAGCAGAAACTCAAAGCTATGGTCGACAGGCACGACTATCCCATCTATCAAGAACTGTACGGTCTTGACTGGGGCTTCTCTAACGACCCGACCGCTGTTATAGCTTCCTTGGTTAACGAGAAAACGAAAGAGATTTTCATATATGATGAGATTTATGGGTATCGCATGACCAACCAGGCAATCGCAACGGCAATCAAGGCAAAGGGTTGGCAAAACTGTCTAATCGTGGCAGATTCTGCGGAACCTAAGTCTATCGAAGAAGTGCGACAAATGGGAATCCAAAGAATTAGACCTGCAAAGAAAGGACCCGATTCTCTTAGAGCTGGTATTCAGAAGATTCAAGACTACCATATATATGTTCACCCCAGATGCTCGAATACTCTTGTAGAGTTCAATAACTATGTCTGGGACAAGGATAAAGATGGTAGAATTCTTCAGGTCCCCATTGATGACTATAACCATGCCATGGATGCCTTTAGATATTCTTGCGAGAAAATCGGCTCGCAAAACTTCAGCTTCTGACAAAATTAGTCTTTACAAATCTACTGACATATTATATTATTATGATATCAATATGTAGAGAGGTGGACTATGGCTGATTTGACTTTCGGAGGGCTGATTGCCGTCCTTGGTATTTTTGTATCTCTTTGCAGTATCGCGTCTTTCTACTTTGGTCGTAAAAAAGCGACATCAGATGATGCTCGCGAAACGGGAGGCATCATGACTGATTTGAAGTACATCAAGGAATCGGTTGAGAAGACTTCCCGGTCCTTGGAAGACTTATCTAAGAAGATGGACAACACGGACAAAAAGAGGGAAGACGAATATAGAGAATTACTCGTGGAGTTTACCAAGCTCCAGCAGAGCCACAAGTCCCTCCAGCATAGAGTACAGAATCTGGAGGAAGAGCACAAGAATCAGGGTTGATAGGAGGGCATTGAAATGTTACTGCCTTGGAGGAAAAGACGGCCTAAAATTCAGGAGGTCCTTATTACGGATAAGAGCAAGAATATCTCGGAGCCCAAAGGGCTTCGGGAATTTCTTGAACGTGCTGTGTGCGAGTTCGACAACTTGCCCCATGTGAAGTTCATGGAGACCGCTGAACGGTATTACAGCAATGAAAACGACATCAAGGATAAAAAGAGAATGGTGATTGGCAAGGACATCGAAAACAACGCCATTCTCAAAGAATCTAAGGTTCTCGCAAATAACAAGCTACACCACAACTTCATGAAGAAGCTGACTCGGCAGAAAATCGCGTATATGCTGGGTAAGCCGTTCACCATGACCGCTATGAAGGCGGATGATGACCACGTGAAGGAGTTTTTCAACGCCTGCGAGCCGTACCTGGATATGCGGTTCTATCAGTTCATCAAAAACGTGGGTAGAGACAGCATCGTAAAAGGCATTGGCTGGGTCCAGGTTTATTACGATGACGAAGGCAACCTCAAGTTCCGCAGATGCGAGCCTGAAGAGGTTATTCCGTTTTGGAACGATAACGACCACACCGAACTGGGAGCTGTTGCTCGTAGATACGAAATCGAAGAGTACACAGACCGCATCAAGAAAATCGTAAAGCATCTCGAGTTTTACGACCCCAGTGGTGTCTACTATTACATTTATGATGACAGCGGCCACCTTGTTCCTGACCCCACTGTTAATCAGATGCCCGTGCCCAACTTCGCCCTTAGGGGAACAGAGGACAAGGTAACACCTGTGAACTGGAATCATATTCCGTTCATCCCGTTCAAGTACGACGCAGACGAGCAGAGTCTTCTCAAGCGAATCAAATCGCTTATCGATGACTATGATAGCAAGACATCTGAGGTGTCTGACAGCATTGAGGATAACCCCAATGCGACCATGGTCATCAAAAACTACGACGGAGCAAGCAAAGAGGAATTCGTTCAAAACAAGAACGAGTACAGAACCATCTTCGTCCAGGGTGATGGTGATGCAAAGTCCTTGACTACTCCGCTCGCTCTTGCAGATTTGAATGTTCACCTGGAGCGTCTGCGTCAAGATATTTATGAATTTGGTCAGGGCGTCAACACCGCAGATAAGGATATCAGAGATACCTCCGGTGTTGCTCTGCGCTTTATCTATGCGGACCTGGATATGGACTGCACAGACTGGGGTAGCGAAGTTAAGTTTAGTCTGATGCAGTTGTTCTGGTTCATACAGCAGGACATTCTGTACAAGACCGGGAAGGATTACACGGATTGTAAGTACGACATCGTATTCAACACCGATGTGATTATCAACGAGACTGAGACCATCACCAACTGCATGAACTCTCAGGGCATCATCTCTAAGAAAACCATTGCCGCCAATCATCCCTGGACGCTGGATGAGCAGAAGGAACTGGAGGATATGCGCCAGGAAGAGGAGGAAGAGCTTGAGTTGCAAGCGGACTACACGTTGGGCAGCAACACTCCCCCGGAGGGGAACGCTTCAAACGGCTCTAAGACCAAGAGTAGTTCTGGCGAAAATGAATAAGGAGGTTGAGTATGCGTAACGCCGAATATTGGGCGGAGCGAGCACTCAACGAAGCACTGATGGGAGAGCGTTCCGTACTTGAGTATGAAAACGCTCTCCTTGATGCTTACAGAGTGGCACTCCGAGAAATCAAAAAAGACCTGGAATCGTTCTTCTCTAAATACGCAAGGGAAAATAAGGTAACCTATGCCGAAGCTCGTAGACGCCTTGTATCTGCAGAGATGAAGGAATTCAAGGCAACGGTCAAAATGTGGCTGGACCATGCCCGACAAAACGGGTGGAATCGAGTATATATTCAGTACCTTGAAAAGTTGCTGAATATGAAGTATATCACTCGTCTGGAAATGCTTGAAGCTGATATCAGATATCAGATTGAGCTTATCGAAAATAATAAAGAGAAGAACATCAAAGACCTGATGGAAATCAACTACCTGGCAGCGTACTATGTCAGATATCATGATTTTGCAACAGGTGCTGAGATGTCTGTGCGCTTTGATACAATTGACACACATACCCTGGCACAGGCAGTCGCCAAGAAGTGGGACGACGGAAATTACAGCACTCGAGTATGGAATGACAGAAATCGGCTCGTAAAAGCTATGGCCACTATTCTTCCGCAGTCTTTTAGTCGAGGCTTAAATGTAAATAAGCTGGGCGATATGCTCGCGAAGGAGCTCAACGTATCTCAGAACCGAGGAAGGACTCTTGCAAGAACTGAAATCAATAATATCTGCAACCAGGCGGACCTTGCCGTGTATAAGGCGGCAGGAATCGAGAAATATCAGTTTGTTGCAACGCTGGACCTTAGAACGTCTGAAATTTGTAGAAGCATGGACAATACCGTGCATGAGGTTAGTCAGGCAAGAACCGGTATTAACTTCCCGCCCCTGCACCCCAACTGCCGTTCTACGACCGTTGCGTATCATGCAGACCTTCAAGGCCTGGAAAGAGTTGCGAAAGATTCTGAGGGTAAAAATATCAGAGTTTCACGTAGTATGTCTCAGGAAGAGTGGATTAAAAAGTATGCTCCTGAAGAAGACCGAGATAAACTACTTCAATTTACGAGTAGATTTTATAAATCTCAAAAATAAGTCTTTACAAACAGAGGAATATGCAATATAATAAAGAAGTACCGAGAGGTACCTAATCAGGCGGAGACAACCGCCGTAAAAAGTCGAGATTAGAAATGGAGGAAGTATTCAATGACACTCGAAGAACTGACCAAAGCTGGTTTCACTGAGGACCAGGCAAAGAAGATTCTGGAAATGCACCAGAAGTCTATCGACGGTAACTACATTCCTAAGGCAACTTTCGAGGCGGAACGCCAGAAGGTCAAGGATGCCAACGCGACCATCGCTGAGCGGGATAAGCAGATTACCGAACTCGGCTCGTTCAAGGGCACGGCAGAGGAGTTGCAGAAGAAGGTTGATGACCTTACCACTGCGAACAACACCGCTAAGACCGAGTACGAGGCCAAGCTGACCAAGATGGCTCAGGAAAACTCTCTGAAGCTCGCAATCGCGGATAAGGTCCACAATGTGGAGGACATCCTTCCCAAGCTGGACGTGTCCAAAATTACGTTCAAGGACGGCGCTGTTGTAGCCGGTCTTGTAGAGCAGATGGATGCTCTTAAGAAGTCCAATCCTTACTACTTCAAGGAAGACAACGCAGGCAAGAACTTGCCCGGCGGTTGGACCCCGTTCGGCCGTAAACCCGAAGAGAGTGGTAGCGGCAGCGGTTCCGGTAGTGCAGAAGAGGAGTTCGGAAAGAGCCTGGCAAAGGCAGTTTCGGCGGGGAATACTTTCGCCGAGAAAGCAGATAAAACCTACTTCGGCTGATAAATTATTAAAAGGAGGAAATCCAAAATGGTAGAGTTCAAGCACACCGATTACACCACCGCGAAGGGTGTCCTTGTCTTTCCCGACCACTACGTGAGCGTCGCTCATACCTTCAAGAAGGACGATGCGGCGGCTGTCACTGAGGACGGTCGTAAGATTGTCAAGGCCGGCACCCTGTACCCCAGCAACGATGCCAGCGCCATCGGTATCGTTTGGGCCGACTATGATGTGACTGACGGTGACCGCACCGGTGCTCTCATCATTCTCGGTTACGTGAAGACCAATGCCCTGCCCTTTATTCCCAGTTCCGCCGCGAAGGGCGCACTGAAGATGATTCAGTTTCTGCCTCTCGAGGCTGTGACGCCCACCATGACTGCTCAGGGTATCAACATCGCCACCGGCGAGGCGGCAGGTACTCTGCACCAGGTTCGTGTCGATATCGTGGGTGTTCACTTCCGTGACGCTGCCGCTACTCTCAGCAACTGGACTATCACCGGTGAGGACACCGCCAAGGTCAAGGTTGAGAGCATCGAGCTTGGTCCTGACGGCACCTACGCTCTGTTCAACCTGAAGAACAGCGCCGCAGCCGCCGCCGGTTCTGTCACCGTTGCGCCCAAGGCTGCCGCAACTTCCACTGGCGATGTCGCGACTGCCGTCACCATCGTAACCGTGGCGTAATAGAGAGGAGGAAAAGAAATGCCTAAATCCCTTTTTGAGATGGTAACCGCTAAGGCGATTGCCGCATATTATGAGGATATTGCGTCCAACCGTGTGCCCTACATGGGCGAGGGTCTGTTCCCCGCCAAGAAGAAGGCCGGCCTCAAGCTGGAGTGGATTAAGGGTGCGGACAACCTGCCCATCGCTCTTCAGCCCTCTGCATTTGACGCCAAGCCTCTGCTCCGTGACCGGGGCGGCGTGAGCCTCGAGTCCACCAAGATGCCTTTCTTCCGTGAGGCTATGCGTATGGGCGAAGAGGACCGCCAGAACCTGCTGATGTTCTTGGACGCGAACAACGAAGGTTTCGCCAACAGCATCATCGCTCGTATTTTCGACGACACCGCGAACCTCATTGAGAGTTCTATGGTGACTCCGGAAATCATGCGTATGGCTCTGCTCACCGACGGTGCATTCACCATCGCCTCTTCCAACGACTCTGGTCAGTCTGTGTCTTACGACTACAACTACGACCCGCAGAACACCTGGAAGAGTAAGAACCTGAGCACCCTGACCGGCACCGACAAGTGGAGTGACCACGCCAACTCCGACCCCATCGGCGATATTCAGAACATTAAGCGTCAGGCCGCATCTCGCGGTATCACGCTCACCCGTATGATTATCGGCTGGGGCACCTGGCAGGACCTGCTTGCCAACGCCAAGATTCGCCTGGGCATGAACCCGCTGGCCGCTGCCGCCGCGAACGTCATCGTGACGGACGACCAGGTCAAGTCCTTCATTCAGACTGCGACGGGCATCAAGATTGCCGTCTACGAAAAGCTCTACAAGGGCCTGGACGACAATGAGCACTACTTCTACCCCAATGCGGGCTGTGCCACCCTTCTGCCTGCGGGCAATCTGGGTTCTACCTGGTACGGCACGACCCCTGAGGAAGCTGACCTCATGAGTGGCAACACTCTTGCAGACGTTAAGGTGGTCAATACCGGCGTCGCTGTCAGCACTCAGAAGATTGCTCTGCCCGTCAACATCATCAACTGGGTGTCTGAGATTGTTCTGCCCTCCTTCGAGAGCATGAACACCGTCTTCAACATCAAGTATTGATGTGATTCAGGGAGGACAACGATATGGCAACTGTAAAATTTGACCACCGCGTCAAGTACGCTAAGGTGTGGCATCCCGCCCATACCGTATTCGACGTGGAAGACAAGGACGTTCCGGAGCTTAAGAAGCTGGGCTGTCAGGTGCTCTCGTACAACGAGGCGCCTGCCCAGCCTTCTACCCCTCCCGCTGGAGGCCCTGCTGAGAACGCAGACGATGCGGACGAGAACACCGCTTATAGCGGTGAGGACGAGGGTAGCGATGAGAACACCGTTGCAGACATCAAGGAAGAGCTTTTGACGTACACCACGGCACAGCTCCAGGCGTTTGCAAAGGAAAACGATATCGACCTTCAGGGTAAGACCCGCAAGGCTGATATCTACAACCTCATCGTCGCTTCTCTCTAAGATGTAAAGAAAGGAGAAATGGTCGATGGCTATACCCACCAATGCCGCTACAACCAGAGAACAGCAGTATCTGGACGTGGTTAAAATCATCAAGGCTAAGAATAAGAGAATCACGGATATAGAACACGGTGGTCTTACGGACGACGAAATCATGCTCAATATGCTTGAAGTCGAACAGTCCATTCTAAACTACTGCCAGATTCCGGGTGTTCCGCCTCAGTTGAATTTTGTGTGGGCGAATATGGCCGTCGACCTTATCCTTTTCAACATCGAGATGAACAACACTCCGAAAGACCCGCTGGATGGTCTGGATGTTTCAGACCTGTCGTCTATCAAAGTGGGCGACACCAGCGTGTTTATCGGAGACAAGTACCGTAGTAACCTCCGCAGTCGTACTCTTCAATCCCACAACGCGAATCTGGATGAGATTTTGATGAACTACACCAAACAGCTCAACCAGTTTAGGAGGATTCTGTGATGAAACTGTCGGGTATGGGAGTATTCTTGACCATGCTGTATGACGATAGATTTGATATTTATCGCACAGACAAGAAAGCCAACGAAGATTCCTCTATTGATATTTTCTATCAAGAGACTCCAAAATATGTTGATATGCCCGGGCGACTGTCGTTTTCCAGTGACGACACGGGCTCGGATACGGCGGTTGATGAGACACCCATAAAGTATAACCCCAAGCTCTTCTGTGCTCACGATGTTGACATCAGAACTGGGGACTATATTGTACTTCGCAGATATTCAGACGATGGAAAACTCATTCACACTTACAAAGGTCTCGCGGCTCAGCCGTCCTGGTACTCTACCCATCAGGAGATTTTTATCCGAGTAGATGAGGAGGCCTAAATGAGCTTCAATTATTCTCAGTTTAGAAGACTGAGGAATAACTTCGCCAAGTTGTCAGACAGCTACGAAGAGTGGCTACAGTCTTTTCTTCTTGAAGAAGCAACGAGGTTCATGGCAATCGTCAAGCCGCTTACACCTGTAGATACAGGTGATTTGCGTAACCACTGGAAAATAGGGCGTATTTTCAGGCAAGGCAATACCCTCTGTGTGGAAATCATAAATCCCATGGACTACGCGACATTTGTCGAGTATGGTCACAGCCAAACGCCCGGACGGTACGTTCCGCAGATTGGAAAGCGCCTTGTGAATGATTGGGTAGAAGGCGTTCACATGATGCAGATTTCGATGGACCGAATATACGCAGAAATGCCTGCTCGGTTTAATTCGGAATTTCATAAATGGTGTAAAGGATTGGAGGTAATGTAATGGCTAAAGAACTCACGGGTCAAGAAGTTATCTCCGAACTTGTAGCCAGACTCCGCACAAGGTTTACAACCAACCAGTTCAAGGAAGTCTATAAAGACAAACCTGTTCAGGGTATGGTGTTGCCTTGCATCTTTGTAGAGTCAGTCAATACGGTTTCTACAGCGCAGATTGGAAGATATGCGATGTGGGACCACTCCGTTGATGTCAGGTGTCATCCTCCTAAGATGAAGAACGATATACAGACCTGGGCCCGCGGCGTAGCTGTAATGGTGTTAGAAGCCATCAGTAGAATTCAAGTCAGCGGGCAGCAGGTCAAAGCCACCCGAATGGAATGGAGAGTAGTAGATGATGTGCTTCATGTAACTGCTCGATACTCTTATAGAGTTCTTCAGACAGGTGATGCTGTACCTGATATGCAGACATTGACCTATGGTCAAAAAATTAAAGAATGAAAGGATGATTTGAATGCCCAGTGGTGGTACCTGGATTGCACAGAACAAAGTTCGGCCCGGCGCCTATATCAACTTTGTTTCCGTGCCTAAGGCCGTCGGCACTCTTGGTGAGCGCGGTACGGTCGCGATTGGTCTTCCGATGACTTGGGGCCCTCGCGGTTCTATCATTAAAGTCACGGGTGACGAACTTCTCACAGGTGGCAGTATTCCTAAAATCGGTTGCTCTGCAACGGATACGGAAGAGAGTCTTATCTATCGTGTTGCGCTGTCCGGTGCTTTCACCGCACTTCTGTATCGTACGGATAAGGCAGGGACCAAGGCAACTGCCACCATTCAGGAAGAGAGCGCAGATGTTCTGACGCTCACTGCAAAATATGACGGCACGTCCGGTAACAAGATTACCGTTGTCATCGCCGCGGACACCAAGCAGGTAGGTAATAGCATCGTTCAGGTCCTGTTCAACAACCTCCTGAAGGAGGAGTTCAGTGTCGGAACCATTTCCGCACTGGCGGACCTTGAGTCGCAGTATGTGGACTTCGAGGTCAAGAAGCCTTCTGCGAATGTTCCTAAGACCGCGGGCACTCCGTTGGTCGGCGGTACGAACGGTGACAACAACCCCAATTCCTATGCAGACTTCTGGAAGCTTCTCAACACAGAAAATTTCCAGTGCCTTGCCATGTATGACAAGACATCTTCTACCGCTCCGCTCATCAAGGATATGGTGGAGATTTGGAGAGAGAAGCGCGGTAAGAAAGTTCAGGCAGTCGTATATGACTACAACACCGCAGACTACGAAGGCATTATCAGCGTTAACCAGGGTTTCAAGACGAAGACAGAAACCGTCGACGAAACCATGTTTATGCTGTGGGCCGCTTCTCAGACTGCGGGCGCTGAAGTAAACGAGAGCCTCACCGCCGCAGAGGTGGAGGGTGCTGTTCAGATTATCAACCCCATTGATGAGGATGAAATCGCAGATGCTCTCAAGGCGGGCAAGTTTGTTTTGTCCTATCGCCAGGACGGTGCCGTCGTGGTGGAAAAGGACATCAACACTCTTCACACCTTCACGGTGGATAAGGGTTACGCTTTCAGCAAGAACCGCGTCATTCGTTGTCTGGACGAGATTGCCAATACGGCGATGCTCGTTTTCAACCGTAACTACTGCGGTAAGATTTCCAATGACACCAAGGGTCGTGCTCAGTACAAGACCGAGCTGATTCACCAGATTGACACTCTGGTCGGCATCAGAGCTATCGACAACTTTGATGGCGCAAGCGATATCACCGTCCTGCCCGGTGAAGACGTCGATAGCGTGGTCGTGGACATGACCATTCAGCCCGTTGACAGCATGGAGAAACTCTACATGACTGTCAATGTCAACGCCTAAGAAAGGGGTGTAAAATATGCCGTATCTGAAAGCAGGAGATGTAATCTCTGGTCAGGAAGGTTGGGCGTCTATGCTCGTACATGATGCGAGTGGCGACCGAGTGGAAGACCTGTTCATGGTCAAGAACCTGGAAGCTACTGCGGAAATCGAGAAGACTGATGTCTACACTCTTGGCAAGCGCGGTGCCCAGCACAAGCCCAACGGCTGGTCCGGTTCCGGCTCGATGACTGTGTATTACATCACGTCTCTGTTCCGTAAGATGGTTGTTCAGTACATCAAGACGGGCAAGCCCGTGTACTTTGACATTACCATCACCAACGACGACCCCGGCTCTTCCGTGGGTCTTCAGACCGTCGTCCTCAAGAACTGCTCTATCGACTCTTCTATCGTTGCAAAGCTCGATGTGGAGTCCGAAGTGCTGGATGAGGACCTGGATTTCACCTTTGACGATGTGGACCTTCTGGACTCTTTCCAGGCGCCTGAGCTCGGCGGCTAAGAGTTCATACAAATAATAAAGAATATGGAGGAACAACAATGAACGCTCTTCAGCAGTTTCTGCTCGAATCCAATGTGAACGACCTTAAGAAAACCATCAACATCGGCGGTCGCATGAAGGACCATCCGCTGACCATTCGTGTCATCACAGGTCAGCAGTACACGGACTACCAGCAACAGTGCATCGAAAACCCCAACAGCGCGAAGAAGCGCCGGTTCAATACCAAGCGTTTCAACGAGCTCATCTGCATCAACAGCCTGGTGGACCCCAACCTTAAGGACCCCGAGATGCTCAAGGCCGCGGGTGTTAACCGCCCTGAGGAGCTTCTGTACAGATGCTTCCTGGCGGGTGAAATCAACACCATCGCTGAGCAGGCTCTCATCATTTCCGGCTTCGACTCCGATGTCGAGGAAGAGATGGATGAGGTAAAAAACTCTTAAAGGAGAAAGACGGAGACACCTGGTATTGCTACTATGCGGTGATGAAACTGCATTGGAAACCAAGTGAATTCGCCTTTCTCCCCGCCAAGGAGAGAGCTCTTATGTACTGCTTCATTCAGGAGCGGTGCGAAGAGGAAGAAAAGCAACGCAAGAAATTGAACTCTCATAAGAGAGGTTCCGGACGCCGGTCGGTAAGAAGGAGGTAATCTTCAATGGCTGCAATCAACAATTCCATCAATCTTACCGACCGGATGTCTCCGGTTCTTAAGACAGTTCTTAAAGCACTTGACTCCACCATGAAGGCCATGGACCAGCTGGACCGCGCCACGAACAAGGGCATGAATAGTGCCGCTTTCAAACGTGCGAAGGCTGATATTGATGCCGCTAACTCTGCTGTTAGCTCGTTAAACGGTCAGCTTGAAAAGACAGGCTCTTTGATGGATAGAGTGAGTCAAAAAGCCGCCAAGACCGCAGCCGCCATGTACGGTGCAGGCGTCATAAATCGTGAAGTATCTAGACAGGGCGGAGGCAAATTATTAGGGATTAAGGGCGCCGCTCAAATTGGAGCGGGTAAGTTACTGGGTGGTATCAGTCAGATACCCTCTGTGATGAAGACTTTCACAGGTGCTGTATCTTCTGGTTTTAATACGATATCTGACAGGTGCAAACTCGCATATACAGAAACCTTGTCCTTTATCAACCTTGTAGAAAAGGGTATCGGAGCAATCAACGGCCTGATGTCTGCGAATGACGCAGTCACATCCGACGTGGCCAAGATTGGTCTATTTAACTACGATAAAAATATGTCGAATGCTCAAGCATACGGCATGGCATATAGAGCCGCTGAAAATTCCAGAAGCGACCTATCGGATACGACCACACTGATTAACAGAATTATGATGAGTGGTGTGTACGGTCAGGAAGCAGGGTCTCTGGGTTTTGCAACTCGAATGGCCGAGATTCTAAATAAGGCGATGGTTGTAGGCGGCGGCACAGCTGAAGAGAATAAAAGAGCACTTATTCAGCTAAGTCAGGGTTTGTCTTCTGGTGTACTGCAAGGTGATGAGCTTCGTTCTATCAGAGAGCAGGCTCCGTATCTTGCGTCCGTCCTTGCAGAAGGCCTCAACAAGATTGATGACAGATTCATAGGCACAACCGTGGGTGACCTTAAGGAGCTGGGTGCTCAGGGTGAACTTACTTCTGATGTCGTAATCAGAGCTCTTGAGGCTATGCAAGACCAGGTAGACGCGACATTCGCAGACAAGGCTCCTCGTACCTGGGCTCAGGGTCTCACGTCGATTCAAAATACTATCAAGGTTATGACCGCATATCTTCAGAGTATGGAAGGCGGCCCGTTGAGTAAGATTTCTGAGCTCGTATGGATTATCGCAGATTATCTAAAGAGCGAGGACGGTATTCGTCTTATGTCGGGTATCGCAAATATGCTCACGTTTATCGGTAACGTATTAAACATCGTCATTCAGGCTGCACTGAACGGCATTACATGGTTGATGGACCATTCAAATGTTCTGATAGCAATATTGGTCGTATTGGCATCAATGGCTGTTATAGCCGGTATTCAAATGGCAGCCGCATGGGTTGCGGCCACATGGCCCATACTGTTGGTAATTGCGGCGATAGCATTGGTCATATATATACTCCAACAATGTGGTGTATCTTTCAGTGATATAGTGGGCGGAATAGCTGGCGGAGTGACGTGGCTCGTTGCCCTAATCTGGAATAGTGTCTCAGCTGTAATCGGATTCTTCAAGGGACTGTGGGCAGCCTTGGGCGCGATAGTTGACAATATTGGAATTTTGTTCTATAATCTATTTAAGGTGTATCTTCCCCAACTTGCTCTTGAAGGAGCCAAGATGATTGTAAGAAGATTTTCAATTGTCTTGGACGTTCTCGGTAAACTGGTAGAGTTGCTTGGAGGTACAGGATTCTCTTCCAAGAGTATTTTAGATAAACTTGATGAGAAGAGTAGCGAGATAGGTGATAAAGCAAAAGAGTACAAAGACGTCGGACAGGCGTACTTAGACGCCTATCACAGTACAGGTGCTTTTGAAGATGGATGGAGTTCCAAAGCTTTTAATTCTGGATATGAGTGGGGAGCAGGTGTTGTAGGTACTCTGACGGACGGTATTGGAGACTTCACAGGCGGACTCACAGATTTCATGGAAGGCAATACTGCACTCTATGATAGCGCAACAGGAGCAGGAGTAAACGTAGCAGGTGGTAACCTCGATAGCGTGGGCTCCATCAAGAACGACGTCAACATCAATGATGAAGACATTCAGCTTCTGCGAGATATGGCTGCTCGTGACTATCTTCTCAATCTCCAGCAAATTACCCCGGTGGCGCACATCAGCTTTGGAGACGTGCGAGAAACCGCAGACGTCAACAAGATTATGGATGTCATTGAGGACATGGTAGAAGAGCAGATGGCAACGGCTCTCGTTGCAAACTGATAGGAGGGTTGACAGGTGGATATTGGAATCTTTATTACTTATAATGGTCAGGTTGTGCAGTTCCCTGTCAACCCTGAAAAAATCGAAGTGTCAAGCTCGTCTAATAATCTTGACACTGAGATTATTACAATCGGCGACATCGTTGTCCCTAAACTGCCCCAGCTGGATAAAATCAGTTGGGACAGTTTCTTCCCTTATGAGAGCTGGTGGACAGGAGTTAGAACAAAAGGTAGCTTCCGTTCCGCTCAGTTCTACCTTGACCTAATCAATCAAATCCGCCAAGACTGCAAACCTTGTAGACTCACGGTTACAGGCATTGAGTCTGTTGGCGGCATGGGGTATGACCGTGAAGTTGTCATCGAAGATTTCACGTATTATCATCAGGGTGGAGACCACGAAGACACCTATTACTCTATCACATTCAAAGAGTATAAAGACTACTCTATCTCTGTATTGGCCGCAACATCTACCAACAGCTCTACAAGAGCAAAAACAGAAGTAGGGACAGTTCAACCCGCCGCAAAGGTTACCCCCACCCCAAAACAGATTACCATCGGCTGTGACGTTGTGCTGAACGGTCGTGTGCATTATGACAGCTACGGTGCAAAACCGGGAAAGACATTCACCAACTATCGAGGTAAGGTAAACTTCATCAATAAGAAGGGAAGTCACCCTTACCACGTCACAACTCCCGATGGCGGCTGGCTCGGATGGGTAACCGCAGAAAGTGTGGTGCTCGCATGAATGTAAAAACCATCATATTCGATAATCGGCACAACAAGACATTCGATGTGTCTCGTGCTGTGTCAGATATGACAATAACCACCTATATGACAGATAATCCCGGTAAGTGCGAGTTCACAGTTCGTGCCACAAGTCCTCTTGCTTTCTGGGAGGGCGCAACCGTGTCTGTCATCGTAGATGGTTATAAGATGTTCAAGGGCTTCGTGTTCAAGAAGAGTCGTGATGAAGATGTTAGAAATATCAAGGTCACAGCATATGACCAGTTGCGATATCTGAAGAACAAAGACGCAAAGGTATTTGAGAATGTGACCAGTTCTCAGATTCTTGCTCAACTGTGTGACGAGTTCGTACTCAAGTATGAAATCACCGACCCCAGTACCTACATCTGCCCACCTCGTTCGGAAGACGCTGTGTCCTTGTACGAGATGGTGCAAAATGCTCTGGATGCCACTCTTGCAAACACCAACCAGTGGTTCTTTATCAGAGATGACTTTGGTGTAATAAAGCACCTGAACGTGAAGTCTTGCATGAGACCGGAGATGCTGGGTGACGCATCGTTTGTTACCGGGTTTGACTACGAGACCTCTATAGATAAAGATGTTTACAACCAAATCAAGCTGTACCGGGACAACGAGACTACTGGAAAGCGCGAAGTTTTCATTGTCAACGACACGGTAAACGGTGGCGAGAAAATAAAACGGTGGGGCATCTTGCAGTTATACGAAAAAGTGGACGAAAGCTACAATCTTTCGCAGATTGAGGCACGAGGTCTCAAGATGCTGAAATACTACTGCGATACCCGTCGTTCTCTTACGCTACATTGTCTGGGTGTCAAGGAGTTTTTCGCAGGTTGTACCTTCAAGTGCAAGATTGCAGACCTGGGTGACCTTTCTCTCAATAGTTATCTTCTCGTCACTCAATGTACGCACAAATTCAAAAATAACGAACATACAATGGACTTAGAAACGGAGGTTGTTCGCGGTGGGTGATGGGCACAGACTCGCTAAAATGATGCGAGAGGCAGGGCGTACTCCGCAGAATGAAGTCGTCGACATTGTAGAAGGCGAAGTAACCTCTGTCTCTCCCCTTAAAGTCAAAGTTGACAATAGGGAACTGACAGAGGCCTTTTTAATTCTGGGGGCACTTTGTCAAGAAACAATTATAACTCGCACAGCTGATTCGGGCACCTACATCTTTGAAAACCCTCACGGGCACACGGGTGTTCATGGTGCTACTTCTGAAGATAACTGCGGTATCTATCAGATTAAGTTGTGGAGAGGGCTCAAGGCGGGTGACAAAGTCATGATGATTAAACTCGCAAGAGGCCAGAAGTATTATATTCTCCAACGAAAGGAGGGAGTAAAACCGTGATACCCGAAACTCCTGCTTTTTCTGTAGACACAACAGAAGAGTTTGAAACTCTACCGACCAAAACATTCAGGTTGGATATGGAAAACGGAAGAATCATGGGCAAAATTGATGATTCCGAAGCTGTGATACAATTCATCAAGAAGGTACTGGATACCTCTAAATATGCTTATGAGATTTATGACTGGTACTACGGTAATCAGCTCAATCTTCTCGTGGGTCAATCCTATGACTATGTGGTGGCGCGAGTACCTAAAATTATAGAAGAGGCTCTGTGTTGTGACGACAGAGTTACTGGTGTTCGAGACTTCAAATTCACAAAGACGGGGCTTGACTCGTGTACTGTGTCTTTTTATGCCGACACAATATACGGTAGCCAGAAAGTAGAAACGGAGGTACAGTTATGATTGGCGACAAGCTGGAACAGTACACATACAAATATCTCATGTCTCAGGCGTTGTCCTTTGTAGATGACAGCCTAGATAAGCGTGAGGGCAGTATCATCTATGACGCCCTGGCTCCGTTCTGTCAAATGCTGGCAGGATTCTTTATGGAGCTCAGAGGATTTTATCAGGATACCTTCGCTATCACTGCAACGGGCGATGCTCTTGATAACAGAGCGGCAGAGCAAGGACTCAAAAGATACGCTGCCACATACGCTGTCAAGAAGGCATATTTCGCAGACAGCGAAGGTACTCCTATTTCTGTACCTATGGGTGCTCGATTCTCTACCGTGAGCGACACGTCTCCCATCAACTACACAGTCGTAGATTACTTCTACGACGACTCGGGTTTATATGTGCCTGGCTACTATCAGCTAAGATGCGAGGAAGCAGGTACAATCGGTAATCAGTATTCGGGGACCCTCGTAAACATCACCTTTATCAAGGGTGTTGCGACAGCCGAGATGTCCACTCTTCTCAACCCTGCTCGAAACACAGAAACAGACGACGAATTTCGTGTTCGATACTTTGCCGCCCTAAACCAGAAGGCATTCGGCGGAAATATTGCAGACTACCGTGAGAAGGTGACTGCACTGAGCGGAGTGAGCGCCGTCCAGATTTACCCTGTATGGAACGGCGGGGGCACGGTGAAGTTGAGCATTATCGACCCTGAATATAATCCTGTTTCCAGCGAGTACATCAAGGAAGTACAGGAGTATATTGACCCGGAAAACGCACAGGGCGAGACGGGCGATGGTCTAGGCATCGCGCCCATTGGCCACAAGGTCACCGTAGTTACCCCCACAGAGGTTAGCGTTGCTGTGTCCGCCACTCTCGTGCTGAAAACAGGGTACACGAAGGGGCAGGTAGAAGAGCCCATCAAAAATGCGCTTGCGGCGTATATCAATGAGCTCAGGCAAAGCTGGGCAAGCTCCAATGACCTGAATCAGTATTCTATCGCCATGTTCGTCGCACGAGTCACCTCTGCAATCGTCAATGTCGCAGGAGTAGCAAATGTCACTCATGTTACGCTGAACGGAGCCGCAGAAGACATCGAGTTTACAGAAAATGCACAGACTCAGCAGTTGCCCAAACTCGGGGAGGTGACTATCAATGTATGATAGACTCCTCGGTTCGTTCGTCCCCCACATCTACAAGGATGTTACGGAGATGGACGCCATAATCGATGCAGAACAGGAACAACTGTCTTACGCCCAGACCGAAGCATCTCAGGCATTTGCAAATACCTTTGTTTTTACTGCAAACTATGAAGGTATTGAGATGTTCGAGATGATGCTCGGAATCATCGCAGACCCTACCACCGAATCCTTAGATTTCAGAAGACAGCGAGTTCTAAATAGAATTACCCTCGCCCCGCCGTTTACGTTCAGATTTCTTAAAAAGAGACTGGACGATATCATTGGAAAAGATGCGTGGAATGCTCATGTGGACTTTAATAATTACACTTTGTATATTGAGTCCTCCGCATTGAACCAGAACTGGTATCAAGAGCTCGAGTTTACCATTAACCAGATTAAGCCCTGTAATATCATCTTTACGAATGTGCCGCTCACGGCGTTGCTCATCGCAATCAACGAAGAGATTTCATACAGGACTATTCAGTGGAACTATCTTCTGGGTCAGTGGAGACTTGGGGCATTTCCGTTCGCTACGATAAGTGGTTCTCAGGTACTTGAATGGTACTACAAATTGGGGTCTTGGGCTCTGGGAGAAAAACCGTTTGCATTAACTGAGGGAGGTGTTATAATTAAGATGGCAGATAAGGCTTCTATCACGGATAAACTTCTTCACGATACCGCCGGATTTGTTCTTTCGGACATTAAGGCGGTACTCATCAATGACTCTGTTAAGATTACATCTTTCAGAGTCAGCCATGCCATTGGGTCTGTGGTTACTCTTGAATATGAGGTAACCCCTGCTCAGGTTGAAGAAGTAACAAACATCAAGTTACTCGACGGTGACGATAATGTGCTGTCCAACTCGAATGTGTGGGTACCTGTACCTCAGACAATTCTGGGTAAGCACACAATCAGAATCAAAGAGGGCTAATAAAAGGAGGAAAGTTATATGGCAACAAGACCGGTTAAACAGAGTCTGCCTGCGGATTTGCCTGAAAACTGGACCGATAGTCAATATGTGTCGCCTGGCGGCACAGAAGTTGGCCTGACGCCTCAGCACGGGTACAATTATCTGAACAGGCAGGTGAATGCGGTGCAGAAAGCGGCTCAGGAAATTGACGCCGCATTCGAAGACATCGCCCCGCTGGACCATGAAACGAAGAAGATTCCTAAGGGGTATTTTCCGGACGATTTGGGAGATTATCAGCCCAAAACTGAGAGTCTGCCCGTTTCGCAGAGTCTGGATATGAATGATGCGGTTCCGTTTTATTCTACCGCAGACCAGCAGTCCAAGTCAATCACCATCGCAAAACTGAAAAGCGCACTCGGTGTTCAGAGCCCGACAATCTCTGTCATCGCTCTTGCAGGAACTTCGTTGACCTGCTCGGACGGCACCACAACCTTGACGGGTACGGGCAGTCAGGAGTTTTCTCTTCCCAACACCGGCACATGGACCGTCACGGCGACGTATGGTGCTAAGACTGTTTCTCAGGCCGTTGAAGTTACAGGCGCTCTCAAGTACACGGTTGACCTTCGTATCGCCACTAAGATTGAGGTAACGAGCAATCCTACCAAGACGGCGTACATCGTAGGTGACCAGTTTGACCCTGCGGGAATGGTCGTGAAGGCCACGTTTGCAGATGGCTCTACCGCTGTAATTACAGACCAGGTGGATTACAATCCCAAGACGATGACTTACGGTACCACGTCTGTCGTTGTGTCCGCAACCATCGGCGGTCAGGCATACACCGCATCTGTCGCAGTCACGGTAAGTCGAATCAAGGTGTCTGCTGTGCCTACTCAGAGCGGTACTCTTACCTACAACGGTGCATCTCAGTCTCCTACGCTGTCTGGGTATGACGCAACCAAGATGACACTGAGTGGTACTCAGAGCGCGACGAATGCAGGCTCTTACACCATGCAGGCGTCTCTCAAGGACGACAAATATGAGTGGCCTGACGGCACGACGACTGCAAAGACTGTCAACTGGTCTATTGGTAAGAAGGCGGGCTCCTTCACGAAGGACAAAACGTCTATTCAGATTACGACCAGTAAGAAGTCGGATACCATCACGATTACTCGAGAGGGCACAGGCGCTATCAGCGCATCTTCCAACGACAATCAGGTTGCTACGACTTCTGTCAGCGGAAATGTAATCACCGTGACCGGTGTCAAGTCTGGAAACTGCGTAATCACAATCAATGTTGCGGCGGATACGAACCACACCGCACCCGCTTCTCAGACTGTGAATGTGAGTGTCAGTCTTATCAGCAATACTCTGAATGAGAATAGCTGGGCGGATATCAAGTCCGTGTCCGACGCAGGAACTGGTGCCACTTACTGGAACGTGGGTGACTACAAGAATATTCAGATTTCCGGAACTGTTCAGGGTATGTCGCTGAACAGCACCGTGAGAGCGTTTATTCTCGGATTCAATCACAACAGTGTTCACGAGGGTCCTAATCGTATTCACTTCCAAATTGGTAAGACAACGAGCGGTACCGACATCGCATTCTGCGATTCCAACTACAGCAGCACAGGTTCCAGTCAGGGTTTCCGAATGAATCTGTCGAATACCAACGCCGGTGGTTGGAATGATAGCTACGGTCGTAAGACTCTACTGGGCAACAGCGGTACCCCTACTTCGCCTCCTGCGAATAGTTTTATGGCGGCTCTGCCTGCGGACCTTCGCGCAGTCATGAAGTCTGTAACGAAGTATACAGATAATACAGGTAATGCCAGTAACACTTCTGGCGCAGTCACGGCCACAACCGATTATCTGTTCTTCCTTGCAGAATTCGAAGTTCAGGGTACTCGTTCTTATGCCAACCAGTATGAAAAGAACTATCAGGCACAATACGATTACTATAAAGCCGGTAACAGTAAAGTCAAGTATCGTCATGATGCTACTGGTACTGCTGTATATCATTGGTGTCGTTCGGCTATTTACAACGGCAGCAGTAGTTTCTGTAGTGTGTATGCCAACGGCAGCGCCGACGGTAGCAATGCGTATATTTCGTATGGGTTGGCGCCCGGCTTCTGTGTCTAATCGTAAATCTGGAAATCCCCGTCCCGCGAAAGTGGGCGGGGCTCTTTCCTCGCCTGGAGGTTAAAATATGTCTGTTCTCGCATCGAAGAGAAGTGAATCTAAAGCGCAGTTCGTAACGGTGGCGTATGAAATCTATGATGAAACCATTCGATTCCTCACAAGAGTCAGTGCCAGATACGCAAGGTTGGTCGCACAACCCATCGCAGAGTTAGCAGGTTCATTGATGGATAACTGTGAGTCTGCAAATTCTATTTACCCTCAAGGTAGACACTTTGCGATGAAGATGGAAGAAAGAACAAAATTTCTAATCTTGGCCCGTGCGAATCTTCGCGCTCTTGATGTTCGCCTTCTTGCGTGTTACAGGCAGATGAATAAGAACCCCTCTGGTAGCTTCACAGATACGCTGGATAAGAAAGATGGAGCAGGCGCAGTCGCAAGACTTGATAGAATGGCAGATAGGCTCGGAGAGCTAATCGCCAAAGAGGAAATGCTCCTGAATGGCGTCATACGAAGCGACGCATCTCGAACCGGATAATTCAATAGCTGGTGTGTCTCTGTAACCTCATTGTCGTTCGGCTAATTACAACAACAGCAATAATTTCTGTAATGTGAATACCAACGGCAACGCCAACAATAACAATGCGAATAATTCGAATGGGTTGGCGCCCGGATTCTGTGAATCCATAAGGATTGGTTGAAGAAAGTAGCTTTATGTGAAATAAACCTTTACACAGAAGGAGAGGCACTTCCATGGAGTTAATCCAAAAATAGCACCTCTGATATGGCAAGTCGGACGCTTCTTGCATGGTGAGGTATAGCAGTAACTCATTTCATGATTTGTCATTACGCAGTTATAACCTGCTTCTATAATATACTGTACGGAGGACGAAAACTACTCATGAATAGTTCGGAGCGACATGAACATAGATATCAAAGAAGAAAGGAGAAACGAGAGAAAAATAAGCTAAACAGAAATGAGCAACTGGGCTCGCTGGAAGAGATATTCTCTTACAGTACGTTGTTCAAAGCAGGCGAGAAGTGTTGTAGAGGAGTCAGGTGGAAGAGGAGTGTAAACAACTTTGAACTTCACCTGATTTCAGGCACAGCTTTAAGGCGCCATGAGGTAATCAATGGTACATGGAAAGGTCACAAGGGTTCACATTTCATGCTTGCAGAGCGTGGAAAGATACGACCCATAGATGCACCGACGGTTCAAGACAGACAGGTGCATAAGGTTATAACCGAGAATATCTTGTACCCATTGTACAGACCTCAAATGATTTATGACAACGGTGCGAGTCAGCAAGGCAAAGGACTTTCTTTCTCTTTCATGCGATTAAAAACTCATCTTCACAGGTGGTATAGAAAGCATGGAAGAGATGGGTTTATCGTTTTAATAGACCTTCGAAAATTCTTTCCGTCTGCTCCGCATTGGGCGATATATAATCGCCACCAAGATATGATACAAGACGGCAGAATAAGAAATTTATGCGACCAGGTAGTCATGGACTTTGCAAGAACTTCAGGTACATCTGTAGGAATGCCACTTGGCGTAGAGCCCTCTCAGGCTGAAATGGTCGCATTACCATCTATCGTAGACAACTATGTGAAATGCCAACTCGGTGTGAAAGAATTTGCCCATTATATGGACGATTACTACGCTATATTTGAGACAAAAGAGCAGGCACAGGCATTTATAGACGACGTACACGATAGATTTCAAAATAATGGGTTGCAAATAAACCGAAACAAGTGTAAAATAATACCACTCACAAGTAAATTCAAATACTGCAAGGCCACATTCTTTCTGACAGATACCGGAAAGGTTGTTTGCAGAGGAAACAGAGACAGTCTTAGACGAACTCGTCATAAAATGCACTTCTTCGCACGACAGCTAAAAGAGGAGAAGATGACGAGGGATAAGATAGATGAGTGGTATAATGCTTCAATAAGAGGATATTACATGAGTTATAACGACCATAACCGTGTATTAAAATTAAATCGTCTATACTATAACATCATAGGAGGTACAAAATGTTCAGAATCTTTGAAAACGGAACCGAAATCGGCGTAGCTGATAAACTCACGTTTATCAAAAAGGCTGATAACGGTTGCTTCGTACTGTGCGTAGAGGACGAAGCGCAGGGAATTGCCTTCAACGGTGAAACCTTCACTCTTGGTACCAATGGAGGTATCGAGAATGCACGAGAAGTTCATTTCTGCGAAGTATGCACAGCCACAGAACTTCAGAAGGCGCAGGTTGTCAACGGCATTACGTTTGTAACGATGGCAGAGGCGGGCACCATCGATGCAACTACGGCAGCAGAACACGCTGAATTATTTCAGGAGTGGGCATATCCTATTGCCTACACGGTGGGCCAAATTCGTAAGTATAAGGGAGTTCTTTATAAATGCGTTCAGGCTCATACTTCTCAAGCTGATTGGACACCTGACACGGCAGCCAGTCTGTGGAGCAAGACCAGCGACCCCGCTGAAGAGTGGCCTGCCTGGTCTCAGCCTGTTGGAGCTCATGATGCGTACTCCAAAGACGCAAAGGTGAGCCATAACAGCAAACACTGGACATCCAATGTAGATGCAAACGTCTGGGAACCGGGCGTGTACGGCTGGACAGAAGTAACTGAATAATACGGAGGCACATACACATGGACGGACAATATATGGTAAGAAAACGGCTCAGAGCTTTGAGTCGAACGGGGGAAAAAGTAAATATTCCCTACGGTACGATGCTCAAATGCGTCAATGGAATTATCTACTGGAAAGATGATATTCTGTGTAACGACGATTGTCAGATGCAGAAGGATTATCTCGTTCAGGCAAATTCTCCTGATGTGTCTCAACGAGCATACCTAATCAACGACATCCTGAAATCGTTGAGTCTCCCCACGCCGGACGACTCCAAGGTCAAAGAGCGTTGGCAAGTCTTGTGGAAAGACATCTGGGCAAATCAATTCAGACGTAAAGACTTTGAAGACTTCTGGCTGTGGTCTAATAAGTTTTACGACGCTGAAGAAGCGGACCTAAGAAGACTGTGTAAACTCATATCGAAAGTGTAAGGAGAAAAAAAATAATGGATATTTTGGATATGACCACCATTCGCCTTGCGGCAGGTCTTATTCTTGTTATTCTCGCCAATATTGCTCTCGGGTCTACGAGTGCAATCATCGAGGGTGATTGGGATAAGGTGAAATTCCGCAACGGCTGTATCAAGGGCGGCGTCGTCGCTGTCGCTCTCATCGCCGTCTACTTCGCTGGGTACCTTAACCCAAACCTTATGGTTGTAGACATTGATGGGCAGACAGTTAATTTGATGACTGCTGTGTCCCTTGTGATGCTTGCCGCATTTACAGCCTATGCGGTAGACGTGATTAAGAAACTGAAAGATATGTTGACCACCACGACTCCGGGCACTGATAATAATACTACGCCGCCCGAAGTTACTGCCAGTATCGAGGAGGGCAACCAAAATGACACCTCAGACCAGAGTAATTGAAACCGCAAGAGCTGAAATTGGGTACCTTGAAAAGGCGACGAACTCTCAACTTCAGGACAAGACAGCAAATGCTGGCTATAATAACTGGAACAAGTTTGCCGCCTTTCTGGACGACCTCAATGTCGTGTACAACGGCAAAAAGAACGGTTACGCCTGGTGCGACTGCTTCGTAGACTACTGCTTTATTTACACCTTCGGCCTTGAGCTCGGAATGGCTATGACCCTCCAGCCGAAGAAGGGCGCGGGCGCAGGGTGTACTTACAGCATGGGCTACTACAAAAAGGCTGGACGCTTTTTCAAGGACCCTCAGCCTGGCGACCAGATTTTCTTCACGAATGATAAGGGTGCAAGCTCCTATCATACAGGTCTTGTAGAGAAGGTCGAAGGTGGCAGAGTCTACACGATTGAGGGCAACACCTCAAGCGCACCTGGTGTCGTCCCGAACGGTGGAGCTGTACGAAACAAGAGTTACAAGCTGAGTTACAGTCAGATTGCTGGCTATGGTAGACCTGACTGGAGTCTTGCAGGAGAGGAGATTGAAGAAGAAATGACTCAGGATAAATTCAACGAGATGTTCAAGGTAGCTATGGCCGCTTACCGCGTCGAGCTTCAGGACAACGACTGCGGCCAGTACAGCGAGAAGGGAAGAAAGTTCGTCGTAGAGAACGGCATTCTCGTGGGTGGGTCTACTCTTCCCAATGGTGAGCCAAACTATATGTGGCAGGACTTCCTGACTCGTGAGCAGTTTGCAACCGTACTCAGCAGATTTGCTGAAAAGTTCGTACTGAAGTAATGGCAAGAGGAAGGCGCACCACCGCAAAGCGCAAAAAGCGGAAAATTCAATGGAGTAAGATGGTGTGCCTTATTGCAATGGTATTTGGGTTCATCATCGTTCAAGAATGCCTGTTCTTGATGTATATGTGCATCAAGAGCGGTTACACGGCTGCCGCTGCCTGGCTAACAGCCGCGACAGGAGTAGGAGAAGCGGTAATCATAGCAGGAGCAAATGGTTACCTTTCTCTCGCGAAGTCCGACCACAAGCGAGGTGGAATAACTTTCGAGTCCGCAAAGGCGAGTAATTTTGTTAATTCAGACGAGGAAAGTAGAGACAGCCCGGCAATTTAGAGCATATATAAATAAGTGTGCGGTTCTTTCAGCGAGCCGCACACTTTTTTTAAGAAATGCTTGCATTTTAGAATAATATGTAGTACAATACATTATGATGAAAGGAGGAGCGATATGGTATATATTGAAATCGCCCAGCCGGAAAGATTGAAACCTACATCACTTTCAAAACTTTCTGCATTTGTATCATTTGAATACGACTCTAATCTCGTGTCTATTATTAAAAGTATGGGTACTCGAGTCTACATTCCAGACAAGAAGACATGGGAAATACCAGAATCCGCTGTACCAATGCTCATGAGCAGGTTGCGCGAGTACGATGTGCTGTTACGCGGTGAGATGCGCCACGAGACACCCGAATCTCACGCACAACTGCCTTCGGGGTTCGTATTTACCACCAAGCCTTATAAACACCAGATGGAGGGTGTAATCTACGGTCTCGAGCATGAAAGTTTTTTGCTTGGCGATGACCAGGGCTTAGGTAAGACAAAAGAAATAATCGACCTTGCCATGTGCAGAAAGCAGACAGACGGTATAAAACATTGTCTTATCATCTGCGGAATCAACGGTAATAAGTACAACTGGGCCGATGAGGTAAAGATTCACAGCAGAGAAGATTCGTGGATTTTAGGTACTCGATTCACAAAACGGCCGCCCATTAAGATGATTGAGGGTAGTACAAAAGACAAGATGGAAGACCTTAACAATGTCCCACATCAGTTCTTCTGGATTACCAATATCGAGACTCTAAGGGGCGGTAGCTTCAAAGAAAAGCAAGGAAAACGCACAGTCATCAGATTTCCTATTGCAGAAAAAATTCAAGAACTGTGTGATAGAGGAATCATTGGAATGATTGCTTTTGATGAGGCTCACAAGGCAAAGAATCCTGATAGCCAGCAAGGTAGGGCTCTTCTGTCTATTGATTGCAAGGGTCCTAAGATTCCGATGTCCGGTACTTTCGTATTAAATAATCCTCTGGATTTGTATCTACCCCTAAAGTGGTCCGGATTTGAAACTCATAGTTTCTACGCCTACAAACAGCATTATTGCACGATGGGCGGATTCGGCGGCAAGGAAATTGTCGGGTATAAGAATCTAGACGAGCTCCGTTCAATGGTGTCTAAGGTAATGCTTAGAAGGGTTAAGGGAGACGTTCTTGACCTGCCCCCCAAGGTTCACACCATTGAGTGGGTAGATGCCTATCCTGAACAGAAGTCTCTGTATAAAGATGTCAGGGACCAAGTTCGTGACAATATCGATAAAGTTAAGGTCCACCCGGACCCGCTGTCTGAAATGTTGCGCCTGCGTCAGGTTACTGGGTACCCCGGCATTCTATCCAGTACGGTTACAAAATCTGCGAAGATGGACCGCATGGAAGAACTCGTGGAAGACGAAGTATCCGTAGGTGGAAAGGCAATCATCTTCAGTAACTGGAGTGAGATGACGAATGTGATTCGGCATAAACTCAAGAAGTACAACCCGGCATATATCACGGGTGAGGTGGGCTCTGTTCAAAGAATGGAAGAGAAAGATAGATTCCAGAACGACCCTAATTGTAAGGTCATGATTGGTACAATAGGCGCTCTGGGCACCGGTTTCACACTTACCGCCGCACAGCTTGTAATCTTCGTAGATGAGCCGTGGAACAGAGGAATCAAAGACCAGGCTGAAGACAGAGCACACCGAATCGGTACGAGAGGAACAGTTCGTATCGTCACAATCTTAACTCGAGACACAGTAGACGAGGGCGTCTACAATCTTGTTCAGAAGAAGGGAAAAATGGCGGACTTGCTTGTAGACGGCAAGGTTGACGGAAAGAATGTGGACAATGTTCTTTCGTATCTATTAACTTTTGGAGGGTGAAATGAAGAAATTTATATCAGGAATGCTCTTATTATCGCTGATTTTTGCGCTGTCGGGCATCATCATGTTGCGTACCCAGGTACCTGAACAACAGAGCGCACCTGAAGAGGCGACTGTATGCGTACAGCCTTCTCATGATGTACGTGAGCCTGTGGAAAACATTGTGGAAACTGTGGAAAAGTCTCTTGTACACAGCGACCCACTACCTGATAAAACCTACACAGACGAAGAACTGGGGATACTCGCACTTATTGTCTATCAAGAAGCGGGCGGGGACAGAGTTTCAGACGACACAAGACGTCTTGTAGCGCAGGTATTTTTGAACCGTGTGAACGATTCAAGATTTCCAGATAGTTTCTACGAAGTCGCGACAGCGGAGCGACAGTATGGAAGACTTTACTGGACAGGTATTGTATGGCCAGATAGAGCAAGTTCACAGGCAGAAGCACACGCGGTAGAAAGAGCGTATAAAATCGCTCAGGAAGTCTTAGAATCAGATGAGCCTGTCTGCCCAGCGGGTGTTATTTTTCAAGCAGAATTTGTACAAGGTGAGATATACGCAGAACAAGATGGTATGTACTTCTGCTTCGGCTAAGGAGGTGAATAAATGAAAACTCTTAATGCAGGATATTGGCCCCCGAATAAGGTGGCACAGTATCTTGACATATCTACAGATACATTGTATAGATGGTACAACTGGTGGAACTCAGACCTTAAGAAACCTGAGGGTTTGTATTTACCCCCCTTGTACTATCTGGATAGAAAGAGAACCAAGTACATCAAGGAAGAAGACCTTCATTACCTGGTTACTTTCAGGGACAACATTAGAGGGCCTTATAAGGGGGCTATGTCTGAATACAATGCCGCAAGACTTTGGGGCAAACGTGGAGTCAGAGCTCTTACAAATAAGGGGCTGTCAAAAGCCGACATCAAACATCAATTTAACTGAGGAGGACAACACAATGGCAACAAGAAGAAAGCTGGACATCGGAAAGATGACGGACGCAGAACTGGAATCTGCTGTTCTGGCGTATAAGGACGCCAAGGAATCTGAGAAAGCAGTCAAAAAGGCTGTGTCGGATTACGGCACGCAGATTAAGGAAGGTCTGCAGAACCGGAATGAGACGGAATTTATCGCGGGCGATATTCGTGCGTACATCACGATTACTGAGAACTCGGAGGTCAATGAGTTGCAAGCAATCGAAATTCTCCGTAAGGCATTGACGCCCGAGCAGTTTGCAAAGGTGGTCAAGACTCGTGAGTACATCGACGATGACGAGATGGAAAAGCTCGTGTACGCTCATGAGGTGGATGCCGAGATTCTCTCCCCTGCCGTTACTCCCAAGGCTCCTACCGTCACACTGAGATTAGGAAAGGTGAAAAAGTAATGAAAATCATCAATGCTCAAGCATTTGTCCTCGTAGAGAACGACCCCATCAAGAAAATCGAAAAATGTGGCCGTGTCTGCTACAAGTCCGAGGATAAAATTACGGAAGATTCCGCTGAAAAGTTTGTGGCGAACATCATCAAGAGGGGCCACGAAGCTGTGCTTGAACACGCATCGTTCATTTTTCAGGTTTCATACAATGTGTATAAAGACATCAGAGATAAAGTCATGTTCGTAGAAAACCGTTACCCGGTGAAGATGTATCTCAGATTCACAGATTCTGACGGATACGTCGTATCCGGTAACGTAAGAGCATGGAGAGACTTTTTCTTCTTCGCGGGCGTTCCTCCTTACATGAACGACTTTGTAGAATCTACACCTATTCTGTTTCCTGAATTCAAGAGTGATTTTCCGTTTAACTTCAAGGGAGGAAAATGGAGTATCAGACAAATTTCTGCAGATGAGCTCGTTTCCCCTTATCAGCGACTGGTTCATGAAGATGTTTCTGTGAAGTTTATCTGTGACCGTGGTGTCACTCATGAAATTGTAAGACACCGCCCTGCATCTTTCTGTCAGGAGTCTACTCGGTACTGCAATTACAGTAGCGGAAAATTCGGAGGAGAAATCACGGTAATTAAACCCTGTTTCTTCAAGGAGAACTACAAACGGTATCTCAACTGGTTTGTTGCTTGTGAGAGCTCCGAGACTGCGTACAATGCAATTCTCGAAGACGGCGGAACTACGCAGGAAGCCAGGGACGTACTCCCCAACAGCCTGAAAACGGAACTTATCATGACCGCACCCTTGATGGAGTGGTGCCACTTTTTCAATCTTCGTATGTCTCCTGCCGCCCACCCGCAGATGCAGGAGGTCGCGTCTTACGCATACGATGCCATGAATTCGTTTCTGTGGGATTCGCATAGAATCACACTCGATACCTGTGAAAACGCGAAGAACGCCATGAGGAGGATTCGATAATGTACACGAAGGAAGAACACGAGAAGAAAGTAAAAGAATTCGTCTCAATTTGTAAAGAGATGGCAGACCTTTACGCCGCGAAGAATTGGGACTACGGTGACAGCTTCGGAAAGAGTTTTGAGGAATGGGGTATGCCAATGCCCTGTATCAGACTCACGGATAAGCTGAATAGGCTCTGCTCTCTTACTAAGAACTGTTCTCAGAAAGTACAGGACGAGAGCATCGAAGACACTCTTAAGGACTTGGCCACCTACTCTGTCATGACCTTGATTGAGCTTCGTAGGTTGAAAGGACCCGCCCATGCAGATTAAAAAATCTGGAGGTAAAGTCTACGGCGCAGTTTTAACCAGTGCTGAGAAGAAAGCCATGGACATGGAGATAAAACGACAACTTGCTGAAATGGACAAGAAGAACATGGAAGAAGTTGATGCGGCTGTTCTTTATGTTCTCATGACTGAATTTGGATTTGGCGAGAAACGGCTTCGCAGATTTCACGACGCCTTCGGCGAACAAATTACCTTGTTGGTAGATCGTTATCAGATGGACAGCGACGATGATGTGTGGCTATGTACCGAGATGCTCAAGCGTCGCGGCATAGATATAAACCAGTGGAATAAAGAACTGGAATATAAAAATAAGGAGAACGAAAAATGAATAATGAACATGAAATCATCAAGTGCAGGTTCGCAGGAGACCCTGAAGACGAATACTGCTCCAAATGCGACGGAATTCACGTGAAAGAGAGGGGGGAAACGTATCTCGCGCCCGATGTGTGCGAAGCATACGAACCGTGCCCGCCGGAACCCGCTGAAGAAGCCGCAGAGACCAACGAGAACGACGCTCTCTCGCAGGCAACGCCTGACCCTGGCGCTGTACCGGTGCAGGGCGTAACAACTGTCATTCGTGCTGATAGCGGCCTGACTCGCGAAATCAACGGAACGTACTACAAGTTCACTTTCAGTGAAGAGCGAGTCATTCCGGAAGGCGCAGACCTTGAGGCTGAAAAGACTGCTCTGTGGGATGCGGTAAACGCTGAAGTTGACAACCAGCTGGAAAGCGTTCTTCACAGCTGATACAGCAAAAATTCAAGAAACCACTATAACACCCTTGCGCTATGTGCGTGAGGGTGTTATACTTAAACTTGCCACTCACTCAACATTAACAGTAAAAACGATTTGCACAACGAAATAAAAACTCTTGTGTTGTCGCATCCACGACTTCCCATTTATCAGACCGTTTTTACTGTTGACTGAGTGGCATCATTCAACTACCGTTTGATAATTCGGGTGCGACAACACAAGAGTTTTTTTATGCTTCAATAGAAAAGGAGAAACGGCCATGTCTAAATTCACAGTCAAGAAGAGTGATAACTTCACAATTTTACCAAACAATATTCTGAAGAACAAAGATATGTCTTTGAAAGCTATTGGCCTTCTTTGCAAAATGCTTTCTCTTCCTGAGGATTGGGACTACTCCGTGGAAGGGCTGTGCAGAATCTGCAAAGAGGGTCAAACTGCTATTAACGCGGCTCTGAAAGAACTGAAAGACAACAGATATCTTGTCGTTCGCAAGCTGAATTCCAATGAGTCCGGAAAGGGCGTTTTTGTCTATGAATACTGCGTGTACGAAGAACCGCAGTACGCAGAAGACGACAATGAGTGTTCTGAAGATGAGGTGCAAGAAGACCTCGATTCCAGCACCCGGTTTCCAGGTGGTGGAAACCCACCCATGGAAAACCTACCCCTAAATAAAGTAAATAAAGATAAAGAACGTAAACAAGATAGGGTTTCACCCGCGACCCCTACAAAATCACAGTCTCATTCAGGGAAACTCTTCGATACTAAGAAAACTCCAAAGAAGAGCTCCATTCAGAAAACGAACTCGTTCATCACGATGTGTGAGAGAGTTTCAGCGAAGTTCAATTTCAGTCAAGAACTTTTGAAAGAGCTCGGAAACTATTTCAGAATGCTCGGAGCTTCCGGCTCCCTCCTGCCTGAGCAGTCCATAGAGGAGCAAATGAAAATTCTCGCGTCTGTGCGAGAGCGCGATAGAGTCGGCGTCGTCAAAGATACCGTGGGTCACGGATGGAAGAGCTTACAGTATTCAGCGAAAGAATGCAAGGAGGGTTCTACTCCGTCTTGGGATACGGCACGACCTGATGCTTTTAGGGCGAAAACCATGGAAGAAAAGAGAAGAAATCCTTTAGAGGGAGTACCTGAAGAGGATATTTTCTAAGGAGGCAAATATGGTAGATAAATGTTGGTACGAAGGTGTCTGTGGGTTGAAAGGAGATGCCTGTGGTCCCACTTGCGTACGATACGCTGAAATGCTAAACTTATTTCAGCTGTCTAATATACCCAGGTACAGATGGTATCCGGAGAGGCTCGTTCCGGGTAACGGTGACAGAGATTCGTTTGTGTACCTTCGTGACATCAAGGACGACATAAGAAACTGGGTCAACGAGGGTAACAACCTGTACCTGTTTTCAGAAACCTTTGGTAACGGTAAGACGAGCTGGGCTGTGAAACTCATGTCCGCATATTTCAATCAGGTGTGGAGAGGTAATTGCTTTAGAACACGGGGTATATTCATTTCTGTTCCTGAATTCTTTGACCGGGAGCGGCTTCGAATGAATAACGAAGATGAGGATTTCAAGCGAATCAGGCAAAGTCTTTTAGACTGTGACCTTGTTATATGGGACGATGTGTCGTCCGTTAAGATGTCTGATTACTCCAGCGCAACTTTCTTTAACTTCGTAGATGCTCGCGTAATTGCGAATAGAGCAAATATCTTTACAGGTAATTTAGGAGAGGAACGTCTAAAGGACTTTGTGGGCGGACGTCTCGCAAGTAGAATTTGGAACACGAGTGATATAATTGAATTCGTGGGAGAAGATAAAAGAGGGGTGTAACAGTGGTAGAGTTACAGGTTCTTTCAAAAGTTTTGAATGACAAGAGTGTGTCTATACTTGAGCTGAATAGTATAACACCAGATTATTTCATAACGTACCCAGACGAGTACCAATTTATCATGGAGCATTATCAGAAATATGGTAATGTGCCTGATAAGGAAACATTCATTCATAAGTTTCCTGATTTTTCTATCGTGTCTGTGTCGGAGACAGACGAGTATCTGATAAATACATTCAATGAAGAGTATCTATATTCTAAGGCTGTTCCCGTAGTTCAGAAGATAGCGGAGCTCATGCAGACAGATGCCACCGCTGCCGTTGAATATTTGAATAGTCAACTTGATAACCTGCAAGTCAAGTCCGCTGTCAAGGGCGTTGATATCATTTCTTCTGCTCGTAAAAGATACGATGAGTGGCAGGAGATGAAAGAACACCCAGAGATTTACTCCATTTCTACTGGGTTTGACCAGTTGGACGACATCACAGGTGGTTGGCACAGGGGCGAAGAGCTTGTTGTTATTTTCGCCAGAACTGGTCAAGGTAAATCGTGGGTTCTCATAAAGACACTTGAACACGCATGGCGCCAGGGTTACAGAGTGGGCTTGATTGAGCCGGAAATGTCAGGCAGTAAGACAGGTTACCGTTTTGATACGCTGTATGGCCATATGTCTAACAGGTCAATGGTAAGAGGCGAAGAAATGCCTGAATATGAGCAGTACATCTCAGACCTTGAGAAAAACAAGACTCCATTCTTCGTAGCTCACCCGAAAGAGTTTGCAAGGAAAGTCACTGTTCAGAAGTTGAAGTCTTTTGTCAAGACGAATAATCTGGATATCTTGGGCATCGATGGTATAAGCTATCTCACAGACCAGCGAGCAAGAAGAGGCGACAGCGTCACCGCACAACTTACAAATATTTCAGAAGACCTGATGGACATGAGCATTGAGCTTGGGATACCTATTCTCGTAGTTGTACAGTCTAATCGTGAGGGCGCCAAGGAAGATAAGGCCCCCGGCCTTGAGAGTATCAGAGATTCAGACGGTATCGCTTATAATGCGTCTGTAGTTGTGAGTATGCGTCAGAAAGATGCACGAGCGGAACTGTGTGTCCAGAAGAACAGAAACGGTATAACCGGCACCAAGTTGAACTATCTTTGGGACATCGACAAGGGCGTGTTTAACTACGTCGAAAACGATGAAGTTGATGACACGGAGAGCGTAAAATCTGAAGATACACCACCTTGGGAAGAAAAGAAATCCGCCAAGAATAGCACAGGCACCGATTATAAAGATGCGACGGAGGTCTTCTGATGTTTAGAGTTAGAGGAAATCCTATACTGGAAGACGAGTTGCAGGTGCTGTACAAGCTCAGAGATGACTGCGTACTTTCAGGTATAAATGTCTTTCATAAGTTTCGATTGTCAGGAAACGACGACATAATGACGACCTGCCCTTTTCACAAAGGCGGTCAAGAGCGTAAACCGTCATTTGGTATATCTAAGATAGATGGGTCATGTCACTGTTTTGCCTGTGGGTGGGCGGGCAGTCTAACTCAGATGATATCTCAAGTGTTTGGTTATGACGACGACGGCGCATACGGCGAGAAGTGGTTATCTCGCAACTTTGTGTCTTTGAGTATAGAAACCCGGAAGCCCATTGACTTGCCGCTGTCTCGCAAGGTCTCGCGGCGACGCATAGTTATTCCAGCGTTTACGGAGGCAGAACTTGCAAAATACAGGTATATTCATCCATATATGTACGAAAGAGGGTTGACAGATGAACTCATTGAAGCGTTTGATATTGGTTTTGATGCTGATACCGATTCAATTACTTTCCCTTGTTTTAGGGCTGATGGTTCTCCTGCTTTCATTGCTCGCCGCTCCGTTAAGACGAAGTTCTTCAATTATCCAAGAGACGTTGAAAAACCTGTCTACGCCGCAGAGCGATTTTTTAGAGAACCTGAAAAATATGAACGGGCAGTTGTTTGTGAGAGTGTGTTTAATTGCCTTACTTGCTGGAAGTTTGATATACCTGCTGTGGCTCTTTTGGGCACCGGTGCTCATGAACAATATGAGATACTTCGTAAATTACCCGTTCGTAAGTTGATATTAGGACTCGACCCTGATGAAGCCGGGTACAAGGGAGCGGAGCGGATTCGTAAGAATGTAGGCACTTCTAAGCTAATAACGCAGTATATTATACCTGAGGGAAAGGACATAAATGACCTTGACTCAGGTGTGCTTGATTTGCAAGAAGTATTTTGAAAATTTCTTAAAATAACTGTTTACAAATTGAGCCACGTGTAGTACAATACTTTTGAAGGTGCCTGGCACACTTCGACATAAACACTTTTTAAGGAGGATAACAATTATGGCCACAAAAAATGGAATTGCGGGCCGAGAAGTGTACGACAAGAAGAGAGGCCTTATGGGCCGTGTCGTCAAGGAGGACGGTCTGCAAATCACGCTGGAGTTTAATGACGGCGATGAGAAGACCGTTAAGGTCGTGACGCCCGCAACTTTCAAGCGGTGGTATCGTCTTTTAGACGAGGAGCCGCAAGAAGCGCCCGCCGCAGAAGACGTACCTGAGCCTGAAACTTCTGAGTGTGAGAACACTCCGTCCGAAGATGAGGACAAGCCTGCGCCTAAGAAGAAGGCCAGCACGAGCATGAAGTTTCCCGCAGGTGCTCCCGGCGTTGGCACCCAGCTTGTCGAATACTTCAGATTCGAAGTTGGTGAGTACGCCAATCAGGACCTGGAGTATAAGGTCAGCAAGGATGGCCGTATCGTAATCGTGAAGTACAATGGTCGTAACGTGTTCGAGATTACGGTGTGTAAGCGTCGAATCAATGTGCTGTGCCATAAGAAGTCGCTGACTGCGGATAACCTTTCTCGAGCAACGAAGGTCTATCCGGACAAGTTTGGGTGGCCTCTGTCTGTTCAGTACACGTTTACGGAGCTCACCGACACGACCAAGGCGCTTATTCGCTGTATCATCACCGATGGTCTGTACTATCGGCAGATTGTGGAGAAGGCAGAAGACTGATGGGCTGGGCATCTGATGCGCTCTGGCGCAAGTTGGGTGTATTACCCACCGTTTCTACCGTAAACCAAAAGACATATGAGGAGGACAATATGAGTGGTTTAAGAAATATTCCGCAGAATGCGGGTCGCAACGACCTTGTTCGCGTCTGCGATAACCGGCACATTTTGGGTGAGACCGATAAGGCCATCAAGGTTCGTATCGGGCAGACGCTGTATGGCGAACCCATCACAACTTTCTATCCGAAGTCCATGGTGCAGATTCTGTATAAGCAGAGCGGCGGATACGATGTATATGTACCCAAGTGGGTCAACCGTGACCGCCGTTGTGCAGTTGGTGAGTTTGAGTACGCTCACGTCGAGGGTTTCAACCCTCTCCCTTTTTAACTTCAAAAATCATAAAACATTCAGGAGGTATTAAAAATGGCTCGTATTACCAACGAACAGGCGGATAAGTATTACAGCGGCGGTTCCAGTGAGTGGTTCCAGTTGAAGAACGACGGCGATGTCGCTCGTGTTCAGTTCATGTTCGACAGCATCGAAGATATTCCCACTTTTTCCACTCATCGTATCAAGCTGGGTGACAAAGAGCGTCAGGTGGACTGCCTTCGTATGCCGGGTGACCCTATCGAGA